TCGCAGTACTGGTTAAAACGGTATTCTTGTATGAGTGCTGTGCCCACGCGACCATCTGTCATGGGACGATCTGAGTCGTCAGGTCCGGTGGGCAGGTAGCTGGAGGGCACACGCAGGCCGCGGCACATCTTGTTGTTGAAGTATTTCAAGTCATCAATTTCACCCAGGTTTGATCCGCCTGGCAAGGTTTCTACACTGCTTCCGCGGCCGTCGGCAGTCTGCGGGAAAAAGTAATCTTCGTTGATGGACAAAGGATTGTAGCTGGAATCCATGATGTGCTGACCGCCACCGGTGTTGCTGGGTATACGTCGCTGATGGATTTCATTTTTAACGCGATCCACAAAGGCCATGGCCATGTGGCTGGGCATGTTGCCCACATCAATTTTGAATACTCTGCGTTCAGGAGCACGAGCTGTACGATAAATCAACACAGCATCTTCCAAGAGTTCTTTCTGTTTGAACACACGGAATATGGTTTCCAGCACACTCATGGAGAAGGGCCAGTAGTAGTCCAGGCCTTCGCTGAGACCCAGATGTATCACATGCTTGGCATCCAGCACAGTTTCATTCATGGCAGCACTAAATCTGCTGCCTGAACCGCCCTGTCCACCGGCACCTGCATTGGGTGCTGAATAGTTGTAGGGTGCTGTATAACCGCCAGACGGTGGTGTTGACTGATAGTCAGTGGTGGTTTTTACTGCAATTGACAAGTTCTGAAAATTGGGATTGATGTCGCGGATCACATACTGCTCAGGCTGTTTGCCTTCGCTTTCGTTCACAATCACACGTGCCACCTTGCTCATGTCAACCCAGTACATTTCAAATGTTTCTGGGTCACGCACAAACACCTGATCACCGTATTTTAAAGTATTACGAAAGATGCGAAAGATACGTTGATCCAGGCGGTTCAGCTTGACCCACTGCTGCAGTTGTTTTTTGATGATGTCAATTTCGTGATCAGTGGGTGTGTCATTGTACTTGACCTGAAACGGCAAGGCGTCTGTGGCTGTGGCCTGTGTGCAAAACTCTGCTAAAATATCTAAACATGCATTGATTTCTGAATCCGAATCCATGTTTTCATACTGATTGTAGCGTTCAATACGATTGGGGTGTCCAGAATACACTTCGGGCAAGCGACTGGCATAGTTGCGATAGGCCACATCTGCATGTCCACGCATGGGATCTCTACCGTCATTGCGTCCGTATCCTGGCAGGCCGTCGGCACTTTTGCCTGAGAGTGGGCTGAGTTCTCCGCCCACATTGGCCACTTTGAAGTACTTGCGCCAGCCTTTCTTTTCTGTGTCTGCCATTTAATGATCCGTAATTTGTTGTATACTTATCTGTTATGCTGTTTGTACCGAAATTAATCTATTAATGGCAGCTGTTTGATCTCGCTGTGCCGACACTATGTCGCCCAGCAAGGCAGGAACAGCAGGATCTCCACCAGAGATACCGCCTGTTGTGCCCAAAGATGCTACCAAGCGTGTGGTCATGTTTTCCATGCTGGAAGTGATGGCACTTTGCGTAGCTGCTGTTTGAGCCTGCAGGGCTGCTGTGATACCAGCCATGTCGCTGCCTGCTGCTGGTGCTGTGGGACCTGCTATTCCGGCAGTGGTACCACTGCTGCCAAAAAGACCACCCAACAGATTTTGTGCTATACCAGCCAGGGTAGTGGGCTGTGCAGCAGGTTGTGCTCTTTGTTCAGGAGCATAGCCTGGCACTGCTGCTGTTGGTGCTGCTGCTCCTCCTGCCAGTGGCATACCACCAGTGCCCAACGCTGCTACCACATCTGGTAATTTTGCACCACCTTGAATTGCAGCCTGTTGTTTGCGATATTTTTCAGTCATCAAACTGTGAACCTCAGCCACACTACGTTCACGATTGTTATTTTTTTGGTCGTAGTAAATGCTCTTGTTGGATTCTGCTGCTGCGGGATCAAACTTTGCTGCACTTTGATTAGGATCTTGATCCTTGGCCTTTAGGAATTTGGTTGCACCTCCTGCGCCCAGGAAGTGACCCATGTATAGATCTTCACCTGAAACTTCTCGACCCAGGCCCTTTTCCATCTGGCCTTTGTTCATCATGGTCAACTTCTGCATTGCTTCAGTTGATTTTTTTGGATCAAATCTTTCTGCACCAGATCCTTTGCGACCTGTTACTCCTTCATAGCTGCTTTCTAAGAATTGAAATAGGCCGCCGGCTGAGCTGTACTTTCCGTTGCTGGTGCCTGCTTTGGCATTGGGATCGCCGCCTGATTCCAACATGGCCACAGTTTTCATGTAGGTGGCCATGTCAGTGGGTGCACCCGCTTGTGTTGCACCGTATTTTTGTCCACGCCGTGCTGCCTGTGGGTTACCTGTGGCAGCGCCGCCTGCTGTTGAACCAAATGTATCGCCTGGGCCTTTGCTGTATAATGATGAAGGATCTATTTTGTTTCCAAATTTATCCCGCATCTCATGATGTAAGTGTGCACCGGTACTCTTGCCTGTGTTGCCCAGGGTGCCAATTTGCTGACCAGCCTTGATCACATCACCAGACTTGACCATGCTCTTGTCCAGATGAGCCAGCATGTGTTTGACGCCAGTGACTGAATCAGTTACTTCAACCATGTTGCCGTAGCCACCTGATTCTTTTTCGCTCAGGACTCTGGCTATACCCGAGATTGGTGCCATGACCTTGTCACCAATCTTGCCTGCTAGATCAATGCCACCATGAAAAGTTTTTCCATCGTTACGCATCATTCCACTGGTCTGGTTCATGTTTACCAGAGGATTTACAATCTTGCCAATCTGTGCTGCCAGCTCAGCACTAGGTGCAGCAGCAGGTTCATGCGGGTGTGCATGATCATGTTCAGCCAAGGCTTCCTGTGCCACTCTCTCGCTAGACCCAGATCCAGATCCTGCACCACCCACAGTGGCACCGCCTGAAATTTCATCGTATATGTCGCTGAGATACTTGTTGCTGTCATCCAAGGCCTTGATGACCTTGTCCATTTGTGCTGCAAATTCGTTGGCCTTGCTGAAGGCCGGACCTGATCCCACATCACCTTTGTTGGCAGCTCCACCAGATATTGCAACCGGAATAGCGCCGCCAGCCAAGGGTATCACAGCTTCTGTACCGTGCAACATGGCCAAGTGGCCCGAGTCTGGGCCTGCAGCAATACCGCCGGTTGCATATGTGGGGGTATTTGAAAACCATTTAATAATTGAATCAGCTATGCGTTGAGCTCTCGCAACTTCTTCGGTTATGCCACGATCTTTCATTTCTTTTGCTAACAATGCTACATTTTTTTCGGAGCTTCCCATGGGTGCAGCACCTCTTGCAAGAGATTCTGAATCTTTATCTAACTTTTTATCATATGCAGCTTTCTTTGCTGCTTCTACTTCAGCACCACCTGTAGTAATCTGTGATTTGGGCAGAGTACCGGTAACTTCGCCAAACTTTTTAACAGCAGCTTCAAACGCAGTTGTGGCCGCGCTGTGAACAGTTGCAGCTGATGATAATTGTTTTGCAGCTTGGTCCTGTATCAGTGCTGCATTTTGTTGCATCCTGAGAGAATCAACCATTAATGTTGTATCTTTGCCTGGCGGAGGTGCTTCACGTTTTTCTTGTTCGCGTTTCTGATACTGTTCTAAAGTGAGACCAGCATCTTTCGCAGCCTTTACAGCAGGACCAATTTGATCTACTACATTGGCTGTTTCAACAACCCCGGTCTGTTGACTTGATATTGTACCAATATATTTGTTTACGCTTGCAAACTGAGCTTGAGATCTTCGCCCGTTTTCAACCAGTTGCTCAGCAGCATCCATCAGACTGCCTTGACTGTTGAGTATTTCATTAATACCGTACGTTTGTTGGGCTGCTTGTGCTTCCGGAGTTGTCATTGCTCCGCCACTGGCTGCTAATTGTCTTATGCCAGTTGCACCTTTTTTATCCGTTTTATCTATCAGGGCGGCTAATGCAGCTGCCTTATTCAACCGGTCAATTTCTTTTTGATCTCCTCGGTTTCTTGCATCAACCATGGCAGCACGGAAGCGTTCGTCTGCTTGAGCAGCAGCTTGTGCTTCTGCCTGATCTTTTCTACTGGTTCCAGTTAATTGAGCTGCCATGTCAAGTTCTTTGACAAATTTACCCAACACAGCGTTTGATTCTTCTGTACCTCTGTTTTGCATTTTTTGCAGGCCAATGCTTTTAGCTTCAATTGATAATTGAATTAGAGCCAACTCATTTTGTTCTGCCTGATTTACTCCCATTATTTCTAACTGACGGCCCAACTTGCTTTTGTAAAGTCCACCAGCAACTTTGGCCAACTGATTTGCACCATCAGTGGCAGTAGCACCTAAAAATTTAATTGTTTGGGCATTAGCGGCAATAAGCGTATTGAATTTCTCAATTTCACCCGAGCTCAAGCCAAGCTCTTGCAACATTCCAAACACATCGTCCATGCCGCCAGCACCGGCTATACCAACTTGGCTGAGCTTTTGAAAACTGTCAAACACCTTGTCAGCTTGTGTTAAACCAGCTTGTACAAATTTTATACCAAATTTTGCAATTTCGGCACCGGCAACGGCTGTGGCGCCGCCAAGTTTCATGAACCTACCGGTTAGCTTGGCGGCTGCACCTGCACCTTTACCGAGGTATTTGCCCACTCCAGGCAGAACCATGGCCAATGTACCCAGTGTACTAACAGTATCTAATATAGGATTTGCAAAATCTTCTAAGGCTTTGCCACTTAATTTTGCACCGCGTTCGCCATTTTGTATGGCAGAACTATAGTTAAGTAAAGCTTTGGTAGTACCTCCAACAACAGCAGATATTAATTGAAGCCCCGATTGTGCTGCCACACTGCCTTTGCCAAGATCTAAAAATTTATCGTTTAATTGAGAAAGTCCACCGCCTGCACGTTGTGCTGCTTCATAAACTTCTCGACTGCTGCTTTTTTGCAGTCGTTGATCGTTAATACTGCTGGTCAATGCAGCATTCGCTGCATCTTTTTGATCTCTTGCAGCTTGCAATGCATCTTGCTTTATTTTTTTTGCAGCATCAGCTTGTTCTTTTGCTACTTCTTTTGCAGACAGACCAGCAATTCTAAGCTGCTCTGCTGCTGCTTTAGCAGCTTCGGCTGCATCATTTAATTTTTTTGCGTGTTTTTCTGCTGCTTTTTCTGTGTCTTGAATCGCTTTTTCTGTGCGTCGAGCTGACATT